AACTACCTGAAGAACCTAGTGTGTGGTCTGCTGGTGGTCGTGCGTTTCACGCAGCGACAGAAGAGTGGGACAAACTAAATGACTAGTGTTGAACTATGGAACAATGCTTGGAAGACTGAAACTAAAGATATAGATTTAACTAATGCTCGCGTCGCTGGACGCGCCACTAAGATTAATCCTAATAAGGAAGATGCTACTTGGTGGAATACTCAAGGACCTATTTGGGTAGAGCAGTACATCCTATGGCGTAAGAATAATCCTGATTGGAAAATCTGGAGAACACCGCAAGGTGAGAAAGCCATTGAACTAGAACTCAATCCCGTAATTGCAGACGTGCCTGTGAAGATGGTGATTGACCGAGTGTTTGAGGTTAACGGAGAACTTGTGATTCTTGACCTTAAGACTTCGGCACGCAGACCAACATCATTCCTACAACTTGGGTTTTACAAGATTGGTTTGGAACAGACGTTTGGTATATCAGTTAATCTAGGAAACTACTGGATGAGCCGTGAGGCGGGGACAGGAGAGATGATTGACTTAAGTAACTATACCTACGACACGCTAGAGTTTATGGTGGCTGGCTTTGATAAGGCTCGCAAGTCTGGTATATTTCTACCGAATCTATCCAGTTGCAGTTTCTGTGGACTAACAGAACATTGCACATTTACGAAAGAGAAGTAATGAATATCAATTACAACATCTCAGGTCAGGACATCCTTGTTGCCTTAGACCTGAAAGTAATTACAAAGGCTGAAGCAAGAATGTTGCTTGGCAATTTAACAACACAGGAGGAAGATAGTGAATAACGAAGACTGGAAACTACAGGTTTCTTACAAGACCCCAGCAGGGGATATGATTAACATTCGCGCTAACACTGCTGATGAACTATCAGTATTGCTAGAGGGTATTGGTGATTACTCACCACAGATTGCAAGCGTACAGCGTCTAGTAGTTGCGGCATACAATGTAGCCCCCCTGCAGACAACCGCTTCCACGCCAAGCACTCCGCCATTCACATCCTCCGCTCCAACCCAGGCGGCAACTCCCGCACCTACAAGTTCTACTAACCCAACTTGTGTACACGGCGCACGTATCTTCCGTAGTGGAGTATCAAAGAAAAACGGTCAACCTTATGCGTTCTGGGCTTGCCCTCAACCACAGGGTGCTGACCAATGTAAACCAGTAAACTAAGTTTCCAGTTTGGGGACTGGGAAATGGGGGTCGGGCTACTTCGGGAAGCGTAGCCTTACCCCCAAACTCATAGATAGGAGAAACAATTGAGATTTATTAGAACACACAATGATATGTCTTGGGACTTTGGTATCTACATTACCAACTGGGGACATCCAATCGCTAACGAATGGGAAGTTGGAATCAACTTCGGCAAGTGGTCGTTCGGAATTGAGTTGTATAGATGAGAACTCTTGTCCGTAGCGTAGGCAGAGCAGACATTGGTGGAGAACCATTGCCCTCTGTATTCAAAGCATTTGATAACAATAAGATTATATTTCGTAGGGCAGAAGTATCTATGTTGGCAGGAACTCCTGGCGTAGGTAAGTCAACTCTAGCCCTAGCATTAGCACTTAATATGCGTGTGCCTACTCTGTATATCTCAGCAGATACCAACGCACATACAATGGCTATGCGATTAGCCTCAATGATTTCAGGTAAGAACCAATCAGATGTAGAACATTTATTACAGAATGATGTTGGTTGGACTAAGGCAACACTCTCGCGGGGTTCACACATTGTGTGGTCGTTTGAATCTAGTCCAACCTTACAAGATATTGATGAAGAGGTTCAAGCCTTTGAAGAACTATGGGGTTGCCCACCTGTGGCTATCTTTGTAGATAACCTAATGGATATTGCAACTGATGGCGGAGAAGAGTTTGCCTCAATGCGTGCCATTATGAAAGAGTTAAAGTTCTTAGCAAGACATACCAACGCAGGTATCATTGTCTTACACCATACATCTGAAGCAGTAGAGGGCAGACCTTGCCAGCCACGTTCTGCATTACAGGGTAAGGTCGCACAACTTCCAGCATTAATTGCTACACTTGGAGTTGTGGGAACTTCAATGGCTGTATCACCTGTGAAGAACCGCTATGGAAAAGCGGATGCCAATGCGAACTTAAACGTATGGTTATCCTTTAATCCTGAGTATATGTATATGGCAGACCTACCAGAGGCGAACTAAATGATTGCATTTCTATATGGAGTATTACTAGGAATAGTAATTGGATATATCCTTAACTTTATTACAGAGAGACTGAACAAATGATTAGAGAAGAAGAAGACGATATGACCCAAGAGATGCGAGCGCAGATTCTTGCACAAGCAGACTTGATGTTAAGAGATAAGTTAGGTCGTATCATTAATAAGATATTGGCAGAACGTCCAGCAGTTAAAGATGATTACACCACTGGTGTAGTTGATGGACTAGAGTGGGCAGTGCGTATTATCTCTGGAGATAAGAGCGCGTCTTAAGTGCCAAGTCAATCCCGTAAACATAGAGGCTACCGAACTCAAAAGGTTTGGGCTAACTACCTATCAGAGAATGGTTTTCCATTTGCTGAATCTACTGGCGCAGGGCGCAGTGGAACTGATATTACTGGGACAATTGGTATTGACTGGGAAATAAAAGCACGCACAGGATTTAATCCTGCTGCTGCTATTGCACAACTAAAAGACAGGAAGAGTGAAGACCTCGGCATTGTAGTCTTAAGACTTAATGGACAGGGAGAGAAGTCAGTAGGTGATTGGGTTACACTTCTTAGAGGTGAAGACCTAGTGTGGCTACTGCGAGAGGCAGGATATGGTGATAAAAATTGATAACGACTTACCAAGTATCAGGGAAATCCTTGAACACTATGGAGCAAAACTCAGAAGTACACACGGACAAGTTAATCTCAAGTGTCCATTCCATTCCGATACACACCAGTCTGGAAGTGCAAACCTTGATAAGAACATCTTCATTTGTTTCGCGTGTGGTGTACAAGGAAATAGTTTACAAATAATTTCAAGACAGGAAGGCATAGATATTCGTGAAGCAAAGTCATTCGCAGAAAGAATTGTTGGGACGAGCAACGGAACGATACGCGGAAAACATTTATCAGGCGGAAGCCTACCTAAAGCAAAGAGGAATTCCTCTAGAGGTAGCACGTCTGGCACGATTAGGCGTAGTCGCGGAGCCTGAAACAGGACACGAAGCCTTTGTTGGTAGGTTATCTATCCCTTACATTACCAAGACTGGTGTTGTAGACCTACGTTTTAGGTCGCTAAACCCTGCAGTTGAGCCTAAATATATGGGGCTTACTGGTGCAGAGACCAAGATGTATAACGTCCTTGATGTTGAAAGGGCTGGAGATTTTATAGGAGTATGTGAGGGTGAACTGGATACACTTACTATGTCTGCTTGCATTGGTATACCTTGCATTGGTGTTCCTGGTGCGAACTCGTGGAAGCGACACTACACACGATTGCTTGCAGACTTTGAGAGAGTGTTCGTCTTTGCTGACGGAGACCAGCCAGGCACAGAGTTTGCCCGTGGTCTTGCCCGCGAACTGCCAGTTACTATCGTCCAACTACCTGACGGAGAAGATGTTAATTCAATGTATGTGCAACACGGGGCAGAATACATCAGGGCTAAGGTAGAACTTAATGGATGAATACTTCTGCGAAGAATGTAAACAACATTTTGAAACAGCATTTGATATGGTAGACCATCACATACCTGAAGATGAAGATGAGTTTGACCCAGCAATAATCTTGCCCAATGGATATAGATTAATGGTTGGTTCACTACTTAGATTTTTCTATGAGTATGCAGATAATCCAGAACAAATAAGACAAATTACACAATCTACTTATGTTACACTATTCGCTGCTGAACACGATTCAGATGTCCTTGAAGATATGATAGAAGACGTAGTGGTAGATTCAGAGATGTTACGCTTTGAAGATAGTCTTAAGTCATTATTAGAGGGGAAGTTTAATGAGCCAGAAGAGGGCGGAGAATGAGGAAGTATGGACAATCATCCAGTATCTAGTAAACTTGAATTTGAAAGTAGTAGAGTACCAGAAATCGGACAACAAACTTCAGGTAACCATAGAGTTCCCTCTGCTTTCGCGCAAGACGTAGAAGATATTATGTCCGAACTTTCTTTCTTGCTGATTAGTAAGCATCAAGATTACGGACCAAAGAATATTGCTGACGCACCTGGCGGTGCAATCAATGGTCTGCTTGTGCGTATGCACGACAAGATGGCACGATTAAAGAACTTACATTACAACAACAAGTCTGCTAACTATGAATCAATTGAAGATACATATAAAGACTTGGCTAACTATGCCGTCATTGCACTGATGGTGCTGAGAGATAAGTGGGATAAATGAAAGAACAGGAACTCTTTGACTGGCTTAAGTCAGGGTTTCTTCCCGACCTAGAAAAATCTGTTGGCGAGTATGATGGATTTGATTGCACCTCTCAAGATAAGAAAATGTTTATAGAACTTAAGTCACGTAAGACACATTACCCTGAACTCTTGATTGAGAAGATGAAGTTTGATTTCTTAATTGAAGAAGCAAAGAAGTTAGAACTTACTCCCTGGTATATCAACTACACACCAGAGGGAGTGTATGCCTTTGACCTATCCTCGCCCGCTGTGTCTGCAATAGAATGGGCAGAGAAGTGGTTACCTGCTACAACAGAATTCCCCAACAAGAATAATAAAATGAAGATGGTTGGATTTATTAAGGTTGAACTGGGAACTAAAATCAAATGAACTGGGATGAAGTAAAGAAGTGGGATTACATTGTAGATAGTGTTGCTCTTGAATACCATAGGAAGTTTGATATGGTAGAAGTCTCTGACCTAAGACAAGACCTCTGGCTTTGGTTTGCTGAACACCCTAATAAGTTAAAGGAGTGGGAAGCCAAAGGTGAGAGGGATGCTAAAAATTTAATTTACAAATCTCTGCGCAACCAAGCGATTGATTACTGCCAGAAATGGAAAGCAAAAACTATTGGCTATGATACTTCTGACCTTTACTATTATGATGCTTCAATTGTAGAAGCCATTCTTCCTGCTGTATTAAGACAAGAGTTTGGCGTAACACATAAACTAAATCTTGGTCGTGTTGGTCGCCCCACTGCACCATCAGAGGGTGGCAACGTGATGGTCTTTATGCTGGAGATTGATAGTGCATACTGGAAACTAAGTAAAGATGATAGACAAATTCTTTTCTTAAGACACGCACAACCTATGGACTTCAAAGAGATTGCTAATGTCTTAAGTCTTGGGTCAGAAGATAGCGCACGTATGAGACACAACCGCGCTATTAATAGATTAATCCGTAAGTTGGGTGGTCATAAACCATTCATTGACCACGACTTAGCCAGCGATAGCGACGAGAATGAAATAGAGGGACAAGACGAAAGCGATATATCCTGATAAGGCTAGGATAGGAAACCAAATGTGTCCTGTTCTTTCTAATAACTTAATCATTTCTTAGCACTACACTTTCCACAATAAGGTTTGCCACCGCGCTTCGCGCCTCGTCTTTCAAATACTTCCTTGCACTTTGGACATACTAGTTCAATCATTTCATCCCCCTGTCTTGTAGAACCCTGACCCTTTGAAGTGGATAGGGTTCGCTGTATAAATCCTAGTCATTGGTGCGCCACAAGTTTCGCACATTGGTTGTTCGTGTCCTACTGGTAGTTGCAACTCCCGTCTTAAGCCCTCACCTGGACACTCGTATTCATATGTTGGCATATAATTTTTCCTTAAAACATTTTATAGAACAAAACTCTTGCCAACGCCATACTGATTTCTTAGTATAACAAATTGCTTCACAAGTTAAACAAATGTAAGTCATTACATCTCCTCGTCTATTGGTGTAGGTGCGGTGGCTATTGCACCACATACGATACAAGTTTGCTTAAGGTCATACCAACCTACTGCCCTTGTCTCTGTATCCCACATAACATTTAATTGCCACATCTTGCTACCACATACGCATACCATTACAGGTTTGCCTTGTAAATCTAACATCAGTAATGTCCAGTCTTAAGGTGGAAGACCCACGCCTTACAGGGAGACCCATTATAGCGGTGTTCAATATACTGATACGCTCTGAGTATCTGTATTGCTGGGTCGCTTGATGTCTCACTTAAGACTTGACCAATACCATAAGCACTTGACTTAGGGTTATCTGCTAGGTGGTCAAACCTACTCTCTGCGGTAAATAGTTTCTCAATGCAGTTCCAATGCTGACCACGCCAACCATAGCCAGCCCAAGCAAACTCCCTAGCCATATCTTTGTTGGCTTGTTTTTCTGCCATAGTTGCTTTCGTTCTTGCCTTGATAATCGGTATCTTTATGGGGATAATTTTTTCTGGCGTTTCTATTAAGGGTGCTGACCACACCCAAATCAACGCCACAATAAATGCAATTACCATTGGCTTTCGTTCTTGCATTAAACACCTGAGTTTCTTCTTCTGCTTAGTCTGTTTAAGCCAGCCTTTAGCCAGCGTTCGTTGTAGTAGCGGTCATTGGCACGCTTGCCTAACATTCTGCGTCTATCTGAGAACAACATACCGCCCCAAATACTACCAGCGTGTAGGTTATCAGTCTTTAGCCCCTCTGCAAGGCACTCTTTACGGACGGGACACGCCGAACAATACTCAAGTGCTACCGATACACGCAGGATAGTCTCTGCTCGTTCGTCAGGTTGGCTTGGTAATGGGTAGTCATACCACCATAGGTTAGGGTCGTAATGTCGTTGGCACTCTGCGTCCTTATGCCAGCCAGGTAACTTCTCTACACTATCAAACATTACTTCACCAACTTTAAGTTACTAGTCGGTAGGATATTAACTGCATTACCCCAAGTGGTATCTGTAAATTGTTTCCTAGAATAACTTTGGTTCTCATACAACCACTCGTCTTGCGCCAGCAATGACCAATTCTGGAAGTCTTCTGGTATCTCCACATCATCATCTAAGAATACATTGACTACTTCAACGCCTTTGAATTCGTAGGTTACTTGATAAACCTTGCTCACATTATGCTCCTTACCATTTGCTCGTCCTCACATCTGCGACATCTGCCTTGATACATCTCGTGCGCTTCTTCTTTCTCGCCACAACTGCCACACTCTACGCATTCGCACTCGTCTAGTTCTGTGTCGCATACCTCGCACATCTCTTCGCTCATTGTTCTAACCTCTATTCTGCTAGGTTGTGCAAGTAAGTATCAATAGCAAGTTCTGCCTTAAGTCGTGCGTCTTCTTCTTGGTCTATCTCTGCCTCTGCGTCACTGACTAGGGGAGATACGCCATTGATAAACTCTGCGAGAAGATACTTGTCTTCATCAAATAATTCCACTGCCCTAGACCACGCACCTGCCTTAGTTTCAAAGGCTTCTGACCCAACCCATATCGCCATAATCTCCTGCTCAGGGTCGTAGGTTTGGTATAGCAACTCAACTATGCGTCTTACTTTCATTATTCAATATGCCCCTCTACTAATAGACCATCTAATAAATCAAATACATCTTGCAACTCGTCTTGTTCCTTGCCTGTCTTTGAGTTTGTAATTGCTTTCATTAGTGCTCGCTTCATCTTTGTAATGTCGCTCTTTGTATATCCCATCATTTCATTTCTCCTATTTCAAACGAATATAAATCTTCATCACAAGTCGGACATTGTGCATAGTATCCGCGTGTTACTTCTTCAAACGATACTTCTTCGTGGCATCTGTTATGCACTTTCATTTACTTCTCCTGTCCTAAGTTGTAAAACATTTGGTCTAACGTAACTGCGATTAAGGTAACTGCTGTCGCTAATAAAACTACTAACATTTGTTTCTCCTGTCTGTTGGTTTGTTCTTACTATCTAAAGGTATCCTCGCCCGTTGTATAAGTCAAGGATTTAATTTGTGAATTGCGTCTCGCGTCTTAAGGCTTGCAACTGCATTGCCCTAGCGGGACGAGGTGGTCTCCGCAATATGGGTGGCAGATACATAGCCACTCAACTTGTCCACAATCTCCGCAATAATCTTGTGTCTTAAGTTCTACTACTTTCTCTTCCTCGCAATCTCTCTCAGTCCAATCACATACCGCACACTCTAGGCGGTAGCACTCTAGGTCTTTGTGCTTGTCGCAATCTTTCCATTCTGCAAAAGTATCGCAATGCTTTATGCTGTCGCTGTAATGGCTCACCTTAATTCTCCTGTCTTAAGTAAGTAATGTCTTCATCTGATAAGTTGGTGTCGTAAGATACCCCGCACCCCACGCAATCAATCTCTGCCATAAAACTTTCTCCGTAGGGTGCAAGGCTTACAACTGCAAACGCTTCGCAATCATTACACTTAACTATCATTTGTCTGCCTTAAGACTTGCTTCTATTTCGTTGCCCCATTTGGATAGTCGTTTGTATTCTCTAGGCTTAACGTAGATGGTTGGACTTTCTCCGTCATCATATCCGTCAATCGCTCCGCGTCCTAGATAACCCTCTTCAATCCAGCCCAGCACTTGCCCCGCTGAGGTAGTGCGTAGCCACCCCCTGCGAGGGTTGCCGTTGGTGTCGTTGTCTGTTGCAATCTTGATTAACATTAGTTCTTACCTCCTGTCTTAAGTAGTGCTTCTGTGATTGCTTGCATTACTTCAATCGGTAACTTGTTTAGTTCTGTGTAGGTGCTGATGTATTGCGGGGTTAATCCGTTGAGTAGGCTAAAGAATTCCTTGCGAATTGGTGTCTCAACTTTGTCGCGCTCGCGTTCTGCCTTGCGCTTGAGGTGCTCGGCGTGCTTCTTTGCGCGGGCTTTGTCCTTGTTGTATCGCTCTTGGTTGGTCTTAGTAATCAAGGCAACAGCCTCAAAAAATTCAGTGCGTATCTGTCTTAAGACAATGCGGTCTTGTCGTCCGTGTTTATCCATCATATAAACGCGCCCTTTGTAATCGCGTTGTAGAATTCCGTCCTTGAATACAGGGGTGTAGCGATTACCTCTTAAGTCCTGCGCTACCTTGTAATAAGTTTCGCCATATCCTGCGCCAATCCAATGGTCGCGGTTGTATACGAAGTATTCTTTTCCTGGTTGTAACTCTTGTAGTTTCATTTGGTTCTCCTGTTAATAAGGCGAGGGCTTGTCCCTTGCCTAGTCCCCTAATGGTGTCCTGCTCACCTCGCACTCGTCAAGTGTTTAGGGGTGTGAGTTCCCTCACATATTAAGTTGTGTCTTAAGACTTGCGTCTCTTATCCTTGATTACTTTCCGCGCTCTTAGAATTCCTACAATGATTAGCGCGGTGATAATCGTGCGGGTGTGTAGATAGAAGTCAAAGAAATATGTATCAATCCAAATTCCCCACTTGTCTACTGATAGTTCTCTGATGATTTCCATTTGGTTCTCTTCCTGTCTGTTTAAGGTAAGGCTTCTCCTTACCTAGTGCCTCAATCGTGCCACGAACACGCGCCCTCGTCAAGGATTTGAGGCTGTGACTTGCGTCACATTTGTTTCCTGTCTTAAGACTTACTCCTCTCCCTCTTCTTCATCTTCTGCCATCTTGAAATCTACGAGGCACTCTCCACAAATCGGCTTGCAATTTTCAAATGCCTTACGAGATAGGCGGATTTTCTCTCCGCAATTTGGACAACTTGCCACGCCCAAATTCTTATTTCTGCCTTTTGGCTTGTTGCTTGTTGGGATTGCCACGAGTGCGATTGCCTCTTCTACGATTGCAAGAGCCTCGCTCCATCTCTCCTTGCCCTCTGCGGTTAGGCTTGTTTGATTAAATCCGCCTCGTTTGGATTGCTCCGCCTTAAGACCGAGAGCCTCTGCGGTCTTCTTGAAATCCTTGTTGTGATAGCCCTCGCGGGTGCAATCCTTGATGTTGCTCTGAAAATTGATTGAGTGCGCTGTCTCGTGGATTAAGGTATCCAAAACAAATTCCGCGCCATTCTTGAACCAATCGGCAGAGATTAAAATCTCGTGGAAACCCTCTTCTCCATTATTCCACGCCTCATATGTTGTAAAATGTCCCGCCTTGTTTTTGGTATCGCGGGCGATTACTAGAGTGGCGCGAGGTGCGCCTGTCTCTTTTCTGATAATCTCGTGAGCCTCTTCTAACTTAGCCACGACAACAGAGAGAGCCTCTGTCTTTTCTAGTGTTGATGTTGCCATCTCTTCTTCTCCTGTCTTAATTCGTGAGGCTTGTCCTCACTCCCCTAGTATAAACACACCTTTCCCGATTTACCTAACATTTCTGATGTGAGTTGCATCACATTCTAGGACTATGGGAAATGATTGAACTTTCAACTATTTTGGATTATTGGGATTGAATGGTCATCTAGTCTAGGTGAATGGTCATCTATTCTGACTGACTAGACCCCCGCGAGATTTGATAGGGGGGATAGTCTGCCCTGCCATTTTCATTTATATCTCTCAGACATCTCTCATTTAATTCTCAGGTAGTTCTCTCTCAATAAGTTACTACCTAGTAATAAAGAGAACCCATAAGGTTCTCAGATAACTCTCAGGAATAACTCTCAACTAGAGGTAGAACCTATGACCCCAGAGTGATTAAACTACGATAGCACCCCCCGCGATAGTATCACCCAAAAATTTTCTGTTATATCCGCGGGGAGTGCAATATAGGTCTGACCAGGACTTTTGTCGCCAATGGGCGACTTATATAAAATATTTCTATATTTTTTGTTCGGTTTTACGATTTGAACAGGTTATCTTATATGTATAGATATTTATATATCTATACGGAGCGTCGCTCCGCCTCTTGCGGGCTACGCGACGTAATATAATATATATTAAAAATAATATATATAATATAATATATATAATATGGGGATATTCTGCCGTTTAACAGGTAGCGTTATTACTGTGATATAACGGAGGCATAATGGGACGCAAACCAGGGAAAGTGGACATCCCTAAGCACGAGGCTCAACAGAGAGTTCTTAACCAACTTGAGCAAGGTTCTACGATTACCGCTGCTATGCAGTCGGTTAACCGCAATGAAGTGACCTTTCGCCAATGGGTGATGAACGACCCTGACTTCAAAGAGAAGTCCGATAAAGCCCGCCTAGTGGGCAAAGGGGTCAAGGCTGACCTGAAGAACCTAAAAGATGTTACCTTTGAGGAGTTCTCAGAGCAGTTCCTAGATTCTAAACTCTTTGACCATCAACTATCCTGGATTGACCTGATTGAGGGTCGTGAGCCAAGATTCCTCCACCCTAATATGATTTATGAACCAGGGGCGCAAAACCGCGTACTACTAAACGTACCCCCTGAGCACGCTAAGTCAACTACGATTACGATTAACTACGTAACCTACCAGATTGCCGTTAACCCTAACGTGCGAATCATTATCGTCTCTAAGACGCAAGGTATGGCTCGTAAGTTCCTTAGTGCGATTAAGACCCGCCTCTCCCACCCATCCTGGATTAAGTTACAGATGGCATTTGGACCTAATGGCGGTTACAAGGCTGATTCACCTACTTGGTCAGCAGATATGATTTATCTAGGCTCAGGAAGAGATTCTGGCGAAAAGGACCCTACGGTGCAAGCCTTAGGTTTCGGTTCTCAGATTTACGGTGCTCGCGCCGACCTGATTATCCTAGATGACGTCGTGATGAACTCAAATGCCCACGAATGGGAAAAGCAAATTGAATGGCTTCAAAAGGAAGTTATCACACGTCTGGGACGGCACGGCAAACTACTTATCGTAGGAACCCGCGTCGCCCCAGTAGATTTATATAAACAGATTCGTGACGGCTCCAATTGGACTGGTGGCAAAAGCCCCTTTACCTATTGTGCAATGCCAGCGGTTCTGGAGTTTGATGAAAAACCATTTAACTGGAAAACCCTTTGGGCTAAGACTGATAGACCTGAAGGAGATGTGGACGAACCAGATGCCGACGGACTTTATCCGAAATGGGATGGACCCTCGCTCTTTACAAGGCGCTCTGAGGTTGCACCATCTGTCTGGGCTATGGTCTATCAACAGGAAGACGTCATTGAAGATGCCATCTTCCCCCCAGCCGCAGTCGCAGGTTGCGTCAACGGTATGCGAAAACGAGGACCACTAAAACCTGGTACTCCAGGTCATCCTAAGCATTTGGAATCTTTTACCGTTATCGGTATAGACCCTGCTATGACTGGCGCAACTGCAGCCGTTGCTTGTACTTTTAATAAGGCTGATGGAAAGATTTATATTCTGGATGCGGTCAATATGACTGAACCCTCCCCACAGAAGATTAGAACTCTAATTGAAGAGTGGGTACAAAAGTTCAAACCGCAAGAATTGCGTATTGAAATCAATGCTCACCAGAAAGCGTATGCCTTAGATGATGATTTGCGAAACTGGCTTTCAGCGTACGGTTGCACGCTCAATCCTCATTTCACTGGTAAGAATAAATGGGATACCTCTTTCGGTGTCGCTTCTATGGCGACCTTATTTGGAAGCCTCAGAGACGGACGCTTCCAAGATAACAACCTTATTGAGTTGCCAAGTAACGAAGGCTCTGAAGGTCTAAAGGCTTTAGTACAGCAACTTATTACCTGGAAACCTGATACCAGAAACGCAACAGACTGCGTGATGGCTTTATGGTTTGCAATTATCCGCATCCGCGAGATGATGCAACAAGGTTCCAACTTGCAGCGTTACACCAACAATCGTTGGTCAACTAGAGCACAAGCATCTAACAGAGCAAGTATTAATTTAGATGAAGCCTTTGCAGAGCAATGGCAACAGATATACGGATAGGAAAAACTATGGCACGTAGCGATAAACCATTTGAGGGTATCGGTGGTGGAGGTCGTATGGCTGGTGGTATTACTGGCAGCGGCGGTAAGAATGTAAATCCTGTTTACAAAGCAGTTCCAGAAAAAACAATCACATTAAATCAAAGTAAAACAAAAGTGGTTACCATTGATAAAAATGGAAATATAACTTCACGTCCATTTAATAGAAAAAATATTAAATAATTTTTTCTTTAATCGTTAGGAAATTATGGCACTATCAATTGAGCAGGTTAATGCGCGAGTACAGGCGCTTAAATATCGCGCTGTAGACCGCGACCAACGTGCACTTGACGTGCTTGCAGTTCGTAAGGGTGATATTGCATCTGTTTATCCAGACTTCTTTCCAGAGGGCGTAGATGCTAACGTAGTTGCAAACTTCGTAGATATTGTCGCACGCGACCTTTCTGAAGTTATGGCTCCGCTACCTGCAGTTAACTGCGCTGCGGCTAACTCAGTTAAGGACCGCGCTCGCAAGTTTGCTGATACCCGCACCCGTATCGCATCTAATTATTTTTCACATTCAGACCTCGGCGTTCAAATGTATCAGGGCGCTGACTGGTATCTAACATATGGTTTCGTTCCTTTCATTATTGAACTGGACGAAGAAGCGAAGTTGCCACGTATCCGCATAGAAAACCCAATAGGTGCTTACCCTGAGTTTGACCGCTATGGACGTTGCGTTGCCTTTGCTAAGAGATATATGATGCAGTTAGGCGAACTTGTCGCACTATTTCCTGAGTACGAGTATCAATTACTCGGTAAGTTCCGCTATGAGCAGGACTTAACCCAACAGGTTGAGATGATTCGCTATTATGACGCTGACCAGTCACTAATCTATATTCCAACCAAAGAGAACTTAGTTCTTTCTCGCGCAGCAAATCCGCTGGGCAAGATGATGATTGTAGTTGCAAAGAAGCCATCTGTTGATGGTGAGATGCGTGGTCAGTTTGACGACATCATTGGTATCCAATTGCTTCGCAATCGTTTTGCACTTCTTGCAATGGAAGCAGCAGAGAAGAGCGTTCAGGCTCCGATTGTTCTACCTCAAGACGTAAATGAATTACAACTTGGTGGAGATGCAATTATCCGTACTGCAAATCCTGCAGGTGTACGCCGCGTAGAACTTACTCTACCAACGGGCGCATTTACAGAACAAACATTATTAAATCAAGAAATGCGTGTTGGTGCACGCTACCCAGAGGGACGTACAGGTAACATTGATGCTTCAATTGTTACAGGTCAGGGTGTTCAGGCACTTATGGGTGCTTTTGATACGCAAGTTAAATCAGCACAAGCAATCTTTGCCAGCGCACTACGTGACGTTATCCAGATTTGCTTTATGATTGATGAGAAGATTTTTCCTAAAGAAAAGACAATTCGTGGTGTAGATGCTGGTGCACCTTATGAAATTACTTACAATCCTAAGAAAGACATCAAGGGTGACTACTCTGCAGATGTTCGTTACGGAATGTTGGCAGGTCTTAATCCAGCACAAGGTCTTATCTTTATGCTACAAGCACTTGGTGGTGGCTTAATCTCTAAGGATTTGGCTATGCGTGAACTTCCATTCCAAGTGAATGTTACTCAAGAAGTAGAAAAGATTGAAGTTGAAAGTATGCGTCAGTCTTTGCTACAAGGAATTCAAGCAATGTCGCAAGCAATTCCTGAAATGGCTATTCAAGGTGGGGACCCTGTTGAAATAGTAAATAAGATTTCTGCAGTAATCAAGGCTCGCCAAAAGGGACAGGCTCTTGAGGACGCGATTGCGGAAGTATTCGCACCTGCAGAACCTGTTCCTCCTACTGGAGAAACCGCCCCTATGGTTGAGCAACCGTCCCCTGCTCCCGCTGGCGCTCCAGTAGGAGGCTCTCCTATGGGTGGACAACCACCTGCAGACATTATGACTTTGCTTTCAGGTTTAACAGGCGGCGGAGAAGCAACAGCGTCCGTAAGAAGCGCACGACAACTTTAATCTAAGAGGGGACAATGACTACCTTAATTGCATATCAAGGTCCTTCTTGGGCTGTGATTGGTTGTGATTCACGTTCATCAGATGAATCAGGACGACCAATGGTTATGGCTACTCATAAGATTATTGAAAACAATGGCGTATTAATTGCTGGTTCTGGTGCAGGACGTGGCTCAAACATTATGCAATTTGGTTGGAAAGCACCAAAACCAACTGCAGCAGATGCACAAGACCTTGATGGTTTTGTAAGTAAGAAGTTTATTCCTGAAATGCGTAAAGCATTTATGGATGCTGGCTACGATATGAAAGAAGATGGGGATGCAGCAGCGCACGATTCGGACTTTCTTGTCTGCCTTCGCGGAGTTATCTATCCTATCTTTGGAGATTATTCTTGGGATAGGGATAGCCGTGGGATTTATTACGCTGGCAGCGGTGGGGACGTTGCTCTTGGCTCCCTTATTGCTTATCTTGAGAATGTTGATAAAGATAACCCACATCACGTCCAAGATGCGATTACGCTTGCGATAAGAAATGCTTGCGAATGGGACGTATACACCGCCCCACCTATCGTAACTAGAGTGCAGTACGCAAAATGAGTAAAGAGTTTCGTACAAAAGTTGAGAACGCTCTACGTTTATTAGTTGATAATGACGAAGATGGAAAAGATTTTATCTGTTCTGGTTGGGTATTAGTTAGCGAATGGGCTGACTACAATGGAACAAGATACCTACACACTGAAGTAAGTTCAGAAATGACCCCGTGGAACGCGGCAGGTATGTTGAAACTTGCTGAAGAATACAACAGTGAATTAATTGATATAGACCCAGAGGAGGATGAGGATGCCTAGAGGTGGTGCTAATGGTGGACCACAATACAATCCTGCCAACATTTCTGCTAC